ATCACACTTAAATCAACATCCTTAAGTTCCATTAATTTTAAATGATCCGCTTTAAATGGTTCTATGCGTAACTCATGTCCATCTAAACCGAACAAAGTATTCATGTCATCGTAATCGTAAATATCAAGCATTAGGCAAATACATCAAAGTCTGAGTTAGCTGTGGCCATACCCTTCAGCATATTCTTATTGCGTGTTAAGGCACGGTGTTCACCACCACCAAGTAAGCAATACATAAATGCATCACCAATATGGGAATGTTCATTTTTATTCGGTGAATCTTTGTACCGTTCTTCCCCCGATATTTGGACACGCTTAAAGTGATAGCCACCACTTAATGCTTTGCGTAGTCTGTTACATTTTTTATTCACCAGTATACCTGGCTTTCCTAGTATCATTCTATTCATTGGGGATGCACCAGCTTCCCGTCTAATTTTAAAATCATTGGATACGGTAGGTCTAGCATTGTAGCCTAGGGTTTTTAAATGATCAAAGGCTGTCGTTTCGTATATAGCATCTCTCTGCATACCAGCGGGATCACCCCATATTAATATTTCATTCTTCGGAAAATGAATGTTTAATTCTGTTTGTAAAATATGACCAAAGCGTTCTAAACCCATATCAAAAGTAACGATCTCATGTAGTATACGCCATTGACCCTGTAATGTTTTCTGGGCAAAGATTGCCGCTGGAGTTAAACCAAAGTCAATTCCAATATGAACAGAGAGTGAAGGATCAGTTTCTAAATCAGCGGACATTAAATGATCATCGTACTCGGGAATAACAGGCTTTCCTTCTTGGACATAAGTGTACTTACCTTCAGCGTAACATTGTATCCAATCTAAATTTTTTCCTAGCAACAATTGTTCATAGTATCCATCGGGTAAATTTTTTGTATTCTCCGCCTTGGCGTTTTCTTTCCACCATCTACCAGCGGAAAAAACATATCCATTGGCTTCGGGGTTTTCTGGTAAGTCATCACCCGATACTTGATTGACTGCTGGTGTCTGCTTATAAAACTTCCAAGCAAACTTCCCTGTCATCTTTTCCTTCTCGGCTAGTGTAAACCACCAATGATCATCATCCATCGGGTTCGTATCCATCCAGACACCACGCCATGTCGGACCACCATCACCTTTAGTTGGGTATCTTCCTACCCTATGTGTTAATCCATCTATAACTGCCTTGGGTAGCTCCCTAGCTTCATTCACCCATGCACCAGTCAGTTCCATTGATAATAATTTTCGTACATCCTTTGGCTGGTCCAGGGCTAAGAATATAACTTCACAATCAATACCATGAGCATTATCTCTACTCGGTAGTTTAATGTGATGTGTAATAGGCGGTGACCATCTCATATTGCCCCAAGTATGTTCGGGAAATAATTCTAGCCATGTCTTAATCGTAGTGGTGCGTAGTTCTGGGTAAGAGTTTCTAACAATAACAAACCTAGAATATCTAATACCATCCTTCGGACTAGGCTTTTGCCTTACAGCTTTCAGCATAATCTCTGACGCACAGGCATACGACTTACCCGATCCTACAGGCCCCATTAATCCTCTAACAAAACTTTTATCTTGTAGAAACTTCCAGACAATAGGGGAGGTTGAATAGTCTAGTTTTAAATTTGTTATGGCATCACTCATCGTCAGCATCTATGACTTCTGGGCCATGCATTGTAATACCGACAACACTTGGTGTATTCACATTGTTCTCTGATTCTAATAATCCTTGAGCCTTCGCCAGTAGTCTTAAAATGGCCACCTTGTCATGCATCTCTACTTCCAAGCTGTCACCATTCTTACTAGGAACAACTTTAATTCTTTTAATGGCCTTAATAGCAAATTCATCAATATCCTTTGAGTCTTTAACTTTGACATTCCCGTTATTATCCCACTCCATAATGTGGCCAATGTTGGCACGGGCAATATCTACTATCTCTTGGGCTACCGCATCCTTGCTATGATCTAGGACATCTGATTTATTAATCCTCCTCTCAACAACTCGGACACCGCCAAATCTATTAAGGGGAGGTTTAGTAATAACTTTCTTTTTAGCCATTAAGACTTAGCTATTTTCTTTGACCTTGGCGATAAATCTTTAAAATGAACTAACACCTTGCTATTTTTTGTATGGTTCTTACCACTATGTAATGTACCATTTTTCATTTTGTGCGTTGATCCTTTAAATTCTTTACCGTCTTTTGTGTAATGTTTTACATTTTTCATATTACGACTCCTATGTCTTAGCAGTTTTCTTTGATGCCTTTAAGGCCTTATCGGTAACTGTACCCTTGCCAGGTCTACTCGTACCAGCTTTCTTTCTTTGGTTCATGTTGTAGTATAATCCCTTCTTGGCAGTTCCACCGCTCTTTGTTTTATGATAACCTTTTTTCATTGTATCCTCCTATAGTGGTATATCGTCTAGTTCTTCGTTATTAGATGGGGCAGTAGGCTTAAACTGGTCCTTAATCGTTATCTGCATCATCTTTGTATTCCCATCTTTGGAGGTCTGCTCCCAGATAGAAACATCATAGGTTCCTGGAGGTAGAGCTTCTTTTAACTCACACTTCCCGTTCTTCCATAATGGGCCATTCCCATCGTTCTTGAAGGTATTTAAGTAGATTGGTTTTTCCATGATTTCCTTTCAAAAAAAAATTCCCAAAAATTGGAAAATAGTTTTGTGGTCCACCCCCTATATCGCAGTAGGGGGCGGGGGGGATAAGGTCCTTTTTTTCCAGACCCCCCGTATTAAATACAAACCATATACGTTGGTTTGCAGTTTGTAAACAATAGTCATGGCCTGGTACTCCGTGCCACAGCTTTTACAAATCTCTCTAGTTCATCATCACTATTATTCTTAGGTTTATTCATCATCATTCTATTGAAATACTTAATACTCCTAGGCATTTCCTGTCTTGGGAAGAACTTATCTTTGTACCATTGCAGTAATCTATGTAGCTTCCTAACTATCTGTTCGTACTCCATACCAGATTGTAACCAAGAGATAGCAATATTGATGTGATTATCATTGAATGTGAAATACTGGCCAGAGAGTTCCTCAGTCTTACGTTGCCATTGTATTAGTACCTCTTTACCCTTAATATATATATCATTGTTAATTGAGGTGTTATGTATTCCTTCTGAGTGCATACTATGTATTCCTTCTGAGGGAATATCTGCATGATTACTACCTCTACGATTATTCCTTGAGGGAATACTTTTCTTCTTCTTATCAACAGGCTTATCGGTCATCTTAGGACCTTCTGGGAACTCTAATGGTTCTTCATCAGACCTCTCACTTGCAGTCGCTATGGCCTTGGCATCCTCTTCACTAATCGCATTATCAAACACCATGAAGTACTTATTGCCCTTGAGTCCAGGATGCTTCTTGGCGTACTTTAGATACCCAAACTCCATGAGTTTCTTGATGTGCTTACTCACGGATGGTTGACCTATGCCCATGATCTTACCAATGGTAATCTGATTGGGCCAACAGACACCTTGACGATTGGTATAATTACCCAGCATCGCTAAGACTCTGAACGTCTGAGGGAACCTTTTAAATCTCTGATCTACGACAGCAGACTGTGCCAACACACAGAAGTACCCAGGAGTCTTTCCCTTACCGTAGTCCTTCTTTTCATTTGACATCAACTTCAATCATCATTGTCTTTGGTGTATCTTTGTAAATTGTTTCAATCTCATTATAAAAATCAGACTTAGGTAAAGATAAAAGATTGATAGCACTAGAATGAGAACCTAGCTTTGTTCTTCCTAAAAATATTCCAATGTGTTTTTTCATTACATGAATATAATTGTAAGCAATTTTAGCAAAGTCAGCTCTAGCTTTAACTAAATGTTGTTTACGATTATAAGAAAAGAAATCCTTTTCATGTATCATATGACAATGACAAACTATTCTTGATAAAAACTTCATACGATTGTGTTTTTCTGTTTTATTTAAACCCATCACTTTATTTTTTCGTACATGAGGTCTGTTAATTAAATCTAACAATTGACGAAGGCGTTTAATTTCATTTGGAGTCAAATCGTAAGGTGAATTATTAATATGATTTGTATTATTAAAACTACTCACTTCTCACCGTGCCTGTCAGTCATTAACCGCATTAATCTCTCTGTAAACCAATGAGCCTTACTTACTGCTACGGAACCTGGTTCACCGTCTTTAACACCCATCCTTGATAGATATTTCATGGCTGATCCTTTGAGATAGCCTACAGCTTCGGGATATGTCATTTGTGATAGTATGGCTTCTATAGTCTCAATTCTCTGGCCATTTCCTTGTCTTTTGTAGTGATTTGGGTTGATTTGATCAGTCATATTACCTCTTTGTTAATATATTTTGTAAAATGTGAATAATATACATTGCAATTACTGTTTTGATGTTTATATGTATATAGAACATAACAAGAAAAGGAATAGAACAGATGAAAATAAAATTTACTAAATTTAAAATTGTTTATGAAACTGAAAATGGAAGTACATTAACTTATACAAATGATGATTATGGTTGGACAATGAGATGTTTACCAGAAATTTATCATGCTTGTAATGATGAAATGGAATTATTAAATAAAAATGCAAGTTATGAAACTTTAAAAAAGAGTAGTCATGGATTTTCAGAATTTGTAGATAAGGAGTAGAACATGAACCAATCGTTTATACAGAACAACAATGCTGGTAAGCCACACTACGGAAACTTTGTGGCTTACTACCGTGTATCGACACAACGACAAGGTGATACTGGTTATGGTTTAGATGCTCAGAAAAGAAAAGTACAAGAGCATTTAGATGGTGGTAAATGGCAATTACTACAAGAGTTTACTGAAATAGAAAGTGGTCGTAACAACAGAAGAGTTCAATTCAAGGAAGCATTAAAACTATGTAAGAAAACAGGTGCTAAACTTGTTGTTGCAAAGCTAGATCGTTTGTCCAGGAATTTATTATTCCTTGCTACATTGATGGAGTCTGGCGTTGAATTTGAATGTTGTGATATGCCCGATGCTAATAAATTAACTCTTCATGTATTAGGTGCTGTTGCTGAGAATGAAAGCACTAGAGTAAGAGAGAGAACAAGATTAGCATTAGCAGAAGCAAAGATTAGAGGTGTTAAACTAGGCAATCCTCATACTGACAGCAGATTAAAAGCTGGTAGAAAAGGTAATAAAGTCCAGCGTAGTGAAGCCAATGATTTTGCACAAGAAATACTACCTTTAATTGATGGTATCAAAGCATCGGGATTAGCATCACTAAAAGATATTGCTCAAGCACTTAATGCTAGAGGAGTTACTACACAAAGAGGGGGCGTGTGGCATCCTTCTACAGTTTCTAACATTTTAAAAAGGAGAAAATAATGTGGTTATATTCAATATACGATTTAAAACAAATGATTAAACTTAATTGTATTGTTAATGGTCATAATACAAAATATTGGAAAGACCATTTAAAATACAGACTAAAATTATTGAAAGGAGAAAATAAAGGCTGATATACATAATTGACGCTTAATTAATATTGAATATTAACAGAACAATATAAATACTTGATATTAAACAAAAGAACATTTAATTAACATTTAAACAATATATATACACCAAAGCATATTTGGAAATTGTGAGGAACTATGACTGGCGGAAAACTACCCTTTAAACTTTTGAATATTATAAGATACGATAATTACAGTTATCCAAGAATTTTATTGACTGTAAAAATCATACAAGCACTATACCGTTTTACGGTAACATTAATAACTTTTATTTTAACTATGAGTCTTGGGATTATGATCCCGATATTTTTATTTGTCCTTCTTAACATAGGAGGTCAATGATGCCTAAACTTACGATAACGGGAAAAGAATTAGGCTGTTCGGAATTACCTAGTATTGTTGAAACCCATGATGGTTTTACTGGGTATAATAGCAGAAACGATGTCTTAAAAAGGCATATTGATGCTAGAGTTAGTGGTCATGTCGATAATCGCTTGGGTGATGTGAACGCTAAAGTTAGGGCTGGAAATTATATGGAAGGCACTATAGGGCAGATGGTCCTAGATAAACTGAACCAAATAGGAAAAGTCACTACTTCATTACCTACTGAAGCAGATAGAAATCCTCTTGTTCCAGGTCTAGGATCATCACCCGATTACTATGTAACAATACAAGACAGCATTGAGTTTAAAGATAACTTTCAAGTATCACACACATTAACAGGTAAAGGATTATTAGAGATTAAAAACTCTACGATACCTGGATTACCAACTAATGTGCGTATTCAATCTCAAGGGCAAATGCTTTGCGGTAACTACTCCTGGTGCATTATTGCAAGGTTAGTTAGTGGATGGGATTTACAATTGTATGTTGAGTATTCCAACAGAGATGTCCAAGATAAAATAACAGAAGCTGTTACAGATTTTTGGCATCGTGTTGAAACAGAGGATTACTACGATCCAGACAGTTCTTCAGAAGCTAGTCGTTTAATTAAAGGTAACGGTATTACAGAGTCAGTAGATTTATCTGGCAATAATGAATTACCTACCTTGATCCATGAATGGAAAGCTAATGAAAAGATTATGAAACATTCTAAGCAAATTAAAGATGACTTAGAGATTCATATGAAGTCTATACTAGGTCAGAACGAAGTAGCCAAGTGTCAAAACTATGAAATACGACACACTACTGTCACATATAAACCACAGCCAGAGAAGGTAGTACCAGCTAAAGAAGGTTACAGCACTAGACGTTTTGGCATTAAGGAGTTGAATGAGTAATATATATTTAAAGATGAACAATGTTATGGCTGGATGTAAGCCCATTGTTAAAGATAAAGCCAAAGGTATTCCATATCCTGTACTGCCTTGGAATAAAGTGTCAGACATGGTGAAGGATCTATTAGTTAAAGAAAAGATAACTTTTATACCACAAATCAGAGAAACAATTGCCAATGGTAATATGACTATCACAACAGTTGATGGTGAGTTTATTAATGCAGAAAATCCAGAAGAGAAGATTACGATTAATGGTTTTACTGGATACGGTATTGATAGTTCAGATAAAGGACCAGGTAAGGCTTACTCTTATGCCATCAAATATTTATTTATTAAAACATTTTGTATGCAGATTGGTGATGATGAGGATAGTGAAAAATCTAATCCTCAAGCACAGCCAATTGATAAGCTAGTGAAAGTAGCTGATAAAAAAGTTGTTAATCTTAATTCGAAGAAGCAAGATGATATTATTGTTGCAATGCAACGTATAGTTAAAAATGCTGAAGCTACTTTAGAAACAAGACAAGCAGATTTAGAAAATTATTTTTTTAATCAAGACTCGGTTATTAAAACACTTTCACCAGCACAGCAAAAACAACTGACAGAAATATTTGATAGTTATCATCGTCAAATACGAGCAAAGATTAAGGGTACAAAATGATAGGTCCTACTGAGAAGCAACAGAGGTGTCTAAACTTTATTAAAGATTTTTTAGATAAAGAAAAGAGATCACCTACACTTAGACAGATTAAAGATCATCTTGAATTAAAATCACATACTTCTGTTTGGCATATGCTTAGACGTATGGAAGAGAGAAATTTAATTAAAGTTCATATTGGTAAAGCAAATGGGATTGAGGTCCTATGACGGAACAAGAAATAAATTTTGATACTGCAAAAATAGAGAAGTGGATGGAAGATAACAAGGACAATCCGTATGTTATAATACTTGGCAACATTTGGCTTCGTAAATTGTGGAATTTAATATAGTTTCTAAAGAGGTTTTTGTTTTTTTTCCTACTTTAGAATAGGGGCTGGTTCCTCCTGAGTTAAAAACTAGCCCCACCCTCTAATTAGCCATATAAAGACCATACAAGAGGTTTAGTGTTTTTAAGGCACAATCACCCTAGAAGGGTGCTACAAACGTATTTATAGGGGTATTCTGAGGACCTTTTTGACGATACCTACAGGAAAAACATTGCGATCACCGTAAGATTCATCATTATCTACTTGATAGGTAGCAAATGTATAAATGTAGTCTTTTGTTCGCTTGTATAAATAACATTTACTAATTAAGTTTGCTGGTTTCATTTTTCCAAACTCTTCTGCTGTAGCAATACTGCTGTCACCTAAAATATCTTGCCAATGTATTTCTACTTCGGGATACTTCTTACCGTGTACTGTTATAAATTTATATTTTCGTGAGTTCGCCATCCCACCTTCCACCTTTTAATAATCGCATTGGTATTAAATGTGGTATGCCTTTGTTGATTAACAGACACCCAAGTACAGGCCTAGCTAGTGATCCATTTCTGGAATATGCAAAAGCCATACTATCTTTATCTATCATGCTTCCAATTGTACACGCCCACTTTAAACTTTCTGGTGTAGAAAAATAGGTAGATGTATAAACAGAATGAAAATGTGATTGCACATACCCATCGTAACCAAGAGCCTGGGCTGACTTCACACAATCTTTATTAAGGTTATGTATAAAATAAAAAGAACCCCATTTAGATTTGATTAATATATGTGGATGCCAGGTCCATCTTCTTTTATCTACCTCTAATACATCTGCATAATCTTTTATCATTTGCTCTGGTAGCATATGTTGTTTTCTTCTACGGTAAAGAAGGGAACCATGATTAGAATGTAAGAACATCATATCGGGAACAATCTCTTGTAACTTATGTAAAAAATTTTTAGCTAAGTCTAATTCTTTAGTAGGTGCATCTAAGTCTGGATCGGGTGAATGAAAAGAAAAACTACTACCATCTATCTCATCACCCATACAAACCCATCTAGTAGGCTTATACTTTTTCTTACACGCTTTAATAAAAGCTAATGCATCTCTATGCTGGTAGGGAGAATGAAGGTCAGAGATACAAAATATTCTTTTGTTTATGTCCATCTATTTTTTAAGAAACTTAGTCATGGATCTCAGTCCAAAACTACTTCCAATCGCACCGTACATGGCAAATTGAAACCATTGGGGCGTGGCACTTAAAGCAACAAAGCCTTTTTCTACATAAGGAGTAAAGGGAGGTATAAAACATCCACCAATTATTAAAATAAATAATATAGTCCACGCTTCATCAGCCCATGTTGCGTTTTGATTTTTTAATGCAGTTAAATCATAATCAATTTCACCAGATATTTGTTTCTTCATAATATCTGTTTTACTTTTTATCTCAGTAATTTTTTGTTCTGCCTTTGCTTTCTTAGTTTCTGTGTAACCTTTGACAGCACTACCAACAATATTTGCAACAGGTCCAAGTAACATATTTAACATTATATTTCCCTCAACTTTCTTGATATTTCTTCTACTCTATGTGGTACTTGACGATTCCATTTCGAGTCTTTTATTTCTTCGGATGCTTCTTGGTGTTTTCCTTCTTTAATAAATTTTATTGTCTTGCCAAATTTACTAAACCCATTTTTTCCAAGGACAAAAACACATTCTATCCCAGCTTCCTTCGCCATTGGATGACAGTCACCTAACAATTCATCTGCCCCAGCTTTGGCTATAGCGAAGTCTACCTCAAATAATTTCTGAACGAAGTCATAGGTGTACTCTTTATTGACATCTATCTTATCACTTGCTTTAACACGGTGGCCTATACCTATAGTATAAAATGGTTCTTTGACTGGACCATCGGCTGTGTTGTATTCTAATTGATAGGCTTTTAATCGTAAGCCTTCACTATTTGTAATCTCTTCTTTTAATCTGTCGTAGTCCATATAGTATTCTTTCCATTCATATTTGTTTCTTCAAAACACTTAGTTCGCATATACAAACCTCGTTCTGTAAACTCTGGATGGAGTACGCTTATCAACTCATTCATCTTGAAATTGCACTCTGCCAAGGTTTCAAATTTCACAGGTATCCTAACATCAAAACACAGATTTGTCGATTGTATGTTTGAAACGCACAAAATACCAGCAATAATATAGTTAATCATACTACCTCCAAGGCTGTCCACATACCCAGCCAACTAAAGAATAGCGTGTACCTTTTGTGACAGGTTGAACACGATGATATAAGTAACTAGGAAATATAATAGCACCACCTTGCGTAGTTTTATCTAATGTTTTAATTCTATCTTTGTCATTAGGATTACCTATTTCAAATTGAAAATTACCACCGTCATATTCTGCTGGATCATTTAATAAAATACTAAAACTAATCTTGCGTACTAATCCTTGTAAGTATCCTTCTTCAAAAGGTTTATCTAAATCATTATCCCTATGCCAATCATAGAAATCACCTTCACCGTAGCTAGTGAATTGTATGCACTCTATAACCGTAGTTTGTAAGTTCCACCGCAATTGGTCGTTTGCCTGTTGTAATTGTGTATATAATATTTGACCTAAATGAAAGTCGTTCATCCAACTTATTTTGGATTTGCGTTGGTCCTGTTGATCCTTCCCCCAGGTCTTGCCCTCCAATAAGTTCTTCTTCCCATTCTGAATTATCGTCTGGCAATCTGTTACTTTCAAGAAGTTGTTGAAGTAACCATAATTTATAGGTGTTATCATCTGTCATCCATTTCTTCGCTTGTTCTTAATCAAAAAATCCCATCCACTTACCAAAGATACCAAGCACCACTCCTATTGCAACTAATGCTTTTAAACCTCCAGAACCCATAGCTGAAAATTTTTGTAAGTTTTTAATTTCTTGTTGCATTGTTTCTTGGCTTTGCAACATATGCTTTACATCAGTTCGTAGTTCAGCAATTTCTTTTTCCCAATCAGCCATTACTTCATCTGACTCAAAGGATTATCTAATGATAGCTTAATTCTTTTATCAATAGTTTCTTCTAGCTTTGTCATTGCTTCATTAATATCTTTATCCAACTCATCCATGTCATCCTCAATTGATGTTAATGTTTCTTTTAAATCTTTACTATTATCTCTAGCATCTTGTTTTACTTGTTGTTCTACATCTTCAACAATAGACTCTATTCGTCTAACATCAGTTCTAAGATCATTTTTTAATTCATTAGCAACATCAGACACCAAAGATACTTCTTGTATAATCATAGATAATTCACCCTGGATCATGTCTACTTCTGATTGTACTAACTCTAATCGTTTATCAAAGTCACTTAAATCTGGTGCAACATATTCTTGTATCTGTTCTTTCATATCCAGGTAGTCTTTATAAAATTCAAAACCTCCCCACATAGCACCACCCAAAGTAGTTAGGGCAGTAATTACTACAAAAATTTTTCCGCCTTTAAATTTTAATCCGCCAGGTAATTCTAGTTCCGCCATTGACTTTCCACCATTTCGTTATGTAACCCATCACTACCAACAAACAAAAGATATTGGCCCATAAGGTTATAATTAATTTCACCATCAGCTAGTACAGCATCATTAAAGAAACCTTGACGGTCCTCTAATAGTTTTTGACTTTGAAAAAATGATTTGCTGTCACCTAATACTTGCATAACAATTAATGTTTTTAATTGATTAGTAGCATCGTATCTTTTCTTATCATCCATTGACTTAACAATTTTCTTACCAGCCTTTTCTTTAGCTGACTCTTCCTTCTTTGGTTCTTCCTTTGGTTCCTCTTTAGGCTCTTCCTTTACCTCTGCTTTTTCTACTTCTTTTGTTTCTACCTCTGGCTCTGTCATCTCTTCTTCAATAGTTTCTTCTACTGTTGTTTCTATCTCAGCTTCAATCTCTGCTTCTATTTCTATTTCTATTTCGGTTACCTCTATTTCTATTTCTGGCATTTCCATCTCTATCATTTCAGCCATCTCTGTTTCTACAGTTTCATAAGTTACTTCTTCCATTTCTATAGGTTCCATAGTCATACCCTCATCAGTATCCACCATGTCATTACTGTCAAAAATATCTTCAACAATATTTATAATTTCTTCTGGTGCATCTATGTTAAGAGCAACAAACATTTCTACGGTAGTTATTTCTTGGCTGATAATGGTGTTGATAGTGTTATACAAAATCTCAAGGGAAACGTTTGAGAACATGGGGCCGATTGCCAGATTAATATCTCTACCTCCAATCTCAATAATGACTGTTGTTAAACTACCAGCAAAGTCAAAACTGCTTTCATATGTTTGATAGCCCGAAGCTGTGCCACTTGCTGAAAGAACATCAGTACCAGAAAAGACATTGGTGTTTCCATCCTTACCTGTAATGTGCATATAGATAGAGTCACTAGCATCTTGCTTGTCTACTCTAATTTCATAATTAGCTTGACCACCATGTTTAATATTAAGATCAAAAATATTTACTGTCTGAATAAAAGTAGTACCCATACCTTCAACACCCATTGTAGATGTAGAGTTACCCGAACCAGTAATCATAGCACACTTAGTAACATTCAATTGACCACAAGCATTTCCAGTAGGCATAGAAGCGGGGCCTTGACCCCCCCAGTCTGTTTGCATTGAACCGTCTTTAGATTTTACAACGTAGTTGTTATCACTATCTAAAATATCACCAGAGTTTTCATTGGTAACTGTTGTAGTTGTAATGTCTTTAATTGTTTCTGTTGTAGTAAGAACACCATCTGGTTTATGTTCTACTGTTTCTGTTACTGTTTCAATAATAGTTTCTGTAACACTAGGAGTACATAATCCAATAGTATCTGTTGTGCAGTCTACAGCTTTACTAGAAGAGGATAGGCATACCAATATACATAGCCATAGCCATAAATAAAAACTTTTCAAGGTCATGATTATCCTCCTTCCTTTTTACAATTTCATTTTCTTTTTCTTTTAGTAATCTAGCTTTGACTAAGCTACCCTCTGGCATAAGATGTACATTGTCTAACCATGCATCTCTTGCATCATTTCCTATTTTACTTTCACCATTAATGTTTACAGGGGCGTAAGTACCAGCGTTCCAAAGGGCATCGAACACCCTTGGTTCACTAGCGAGGAGGGTAACTGCACCCACTTTCATCTGAAATTGGTATAATTTTGAGGAGAGAAGGAGCAACTGGCATACCTCATCTGTGACCGTGATACCTTGACTAATTCCAAATATCTGGGTTTGAACCGCACCCACTACAGCAGTCTTACAAATATTAGAATTGTTTACAACAACGGAAGGGGAGTTAGCAGTACCAGGCGTTGAGGTCACTACCGTACTAGACACAGTAGAGTTGGTATCCGCACCTTTAGTATCAGTTGCAACAGCTATTAAAGTTATTGTAGCAAGTAAAATAAATAATGTTTTCATTAAGCACCACAGCTTTCACATTCGTCACCACAAAAACATTGATCTTCATCACCACCACATACTGGGCATTTAGGATTTATCTCGCTGTGCATGGAACTCCTTCACTACTAACAAAAGGGTGTTCTGCAAATGCCATGTAAACATATGTACCTCCACTTGCATTGTAAGCAGCACCACTTGTTCTTATTTTATAGCCATTAGATAAAATATCTAATCTAACGTTACTGGTAGCTTCAACACCAGTAGTATTTGCTTCTAATTCTGCTGATACAGGATTAGTAGAACCCCTAGTGCTATCAAGTATATACCATGAATTAGCTGAATCACTTCTTTTAATCATTAACCAAGCTGGTTTAAATCCTGTGTAAACAAATGTACCATCTGTATTACCATTACCTGTGTAGCTACCAAATTTACTATAGCCTTGTATTTCTGTAAAAGCATAGCAAACATACTTTGTATTCGCTTTACTAACTCCATCATTATCCCCTAATGTAATAACAGTTGATGTCGGTGCTGTGTCATTCCATCTAGTGGCAACATCAGTAGTGGCAGTGGTGTCTTGCAAATTCAAATATTCTGTTTCTGGGCTAGAAGTGTTTTTATGATGATAAACAGTCCACCTATTAGTTTCATCTCTATTTTTAACAATTATCCAGTGTGGAACTGCACCTAATCCATGACCTATTGAATCATTATTTGTTCCTGTTCCAGTATAAGTCATTATAGAAAATCCTGCGGTTGTGTTAGCTTGAACTGTTGTATCTATATTTGTTCCTGCTGTATTTGTTGATGTTGTTCCACCATTAGCTTTCCATTGCCATGCTACATAGGTTGATGAACTTTTATTTGTATAATTGTCGTTAGTAGCACCAGCTCCTAAAACAAAACTATCTGTTGACGCTGACGCAATATATCCATGATTATTAGTTAAATGGCTATCACTATTTTCGCTAGTATTAGAATTGGGTACTAATTCATGATGAGCACCAAAACCTCTTGAACTATCGTGTATGTAATGTGACCTACCAGAGTCACTTCTGTTTTTATGCCAAATCCAATCTGGTTGTAAATTCGAGTTACCATCATTCGTTATAGTTCTAGGAGAGGAGCCATCGCCTGTCCAAGTTGCTGTTTGAAAATATGCTGATGGGTCGTCTATTGTTGTATAAGCCATTATCCATACTCCGCTAAGTTTTTAGTGCATAGTGAATAGTATCCACTAGGTACTGCGTATTCAAAGTTACCATATCCGTTTGCGTCTGAATTACCGCTTGATATAGAAAAAGGTGGATTACCAAAATTAGTAAGCCAAGTAAATCCTACTCCAGATGTATTATCCGCTACCCAAGGAGCATAACTTCCACCTGTTGTAAAAGTAAAAGCCGCATTTGTTTTAGAAGCACCACTTGTTGGGTCACCACTAGCTTGAAACGTACCATTTTTAGCAAAATAAACTGCACCATTATCTAAATCCATAGCAACACTAAGTTTATCATTAGAAGTATAGCTGTCACCATAAGATGAATTATTTCCGTTATTTTGTTTATTACCTGTACTAGCCATGTAACCATATCCCCATGTTTTTTTACTAGGCATATTTGATTTATCATCTTCATCTAAATTTGTAATACCAAGACCACTAGGATTAGAGCCATCAGTATTGTCTAGCATTATTTCCCAGTACCATTTTCCACTGGTAGGTGCTATCGTTCCAACTGCTGTATGTAATTGTGAAGCTGTAACTGTAAGTTTACAATTTCCCTCAGATAAAGTTCCTGTTTTTGAAGCATAGACATCTAAAGGATTTAAGGTACAGAAATTGTTTGTAGGGCTGTCAGTACAATTATCATTTGCTGTTAGGTTAGTAACTGCAAAGTGATTATCATTACCACTTGTATCTGCACCTATACCACTTGCATCTGTGCCTGTGCCACTTTGTTTATACTCATGTTTAAAGCCATTAGTTCCAAATGAACCAGAATATTTTTTAGGTATCCACACTCCATTATCATTAGTTTCACCAAAAGAACTAGCATCTAATTGTGTACCATCTATAAAATGTACTTCTGAAATATATCCGTCATAGTGATTACCACCATCATTTTGTCGGTGTCCGATTGCCATGGTGCTACCACTTTTATTGAATGAAGTGCTTATATTTTGATTGTAAGAATTAAAACTTATGGTTTCTTGAACACCATTAACATACATTTTAAACCCATTTGTATTTGTTGCTTGTGTTGTATCTAAAGCTACTACTATATGATACCAAGCAGAAGAATCACGAAATAATCTAGTTGAACTACCTTTTACTCCATTGTCTGTATCTCCACTTACTTTTGTTAATAGTGTTAATTTTCCATTTGCGTCAAATCTTAAATTATCATTAAAATTATTTGTACTATTAGCACTAAAAATATCAAAATCTTGAGATTTATCCCACGGTATATTTCCAAGTTTAACCCATGCAGAAAAAGTAAATGTTTTTCTATTACCATCTGAACTTGGAGCTCTTGAAAGGTCTGCACCATCTCCACGATTAAACCTTAATGAATTACTTATCTCATAACCACTATCTAATGTTCTTGCGGGAAGGATTAATGGCATATTATTCCTTTATAGGAAATTCGCCTAGTGGTCTTGTAACTGAACCATCCTCTTGTTCGGTGTAAGTAAATAAAGCCGCTAGTGCATCTACATTTGCCGCACCATCTATTTGAGTTTGCATAGAATTACATTTTGTTCTTACTGCCGCTCTCCATGTTTTCCATGCACTATTCATTGTTGTTGATGTTTCTTTAGCTTTGATAACTCGCCAATCACTTGGCTGTAAAATACCAGCACATTGATTATCTATCATTTCTTTTTTTACAGTTTTTAAACCTTTAGTAACTATTTGATCTCCGTTACTATCTAATAATGGATCGCCATTATCATCTACTTCATTAACATCTGCAATAGCTCTAGCTGTTGCCGTGCCATAACTTGCAACAACTTTATCACCACTAGAATCATAAGTTAATGTTTGATTTGTGTTGATGTACCATGCTTCATCTTTTTTATTAGTGTTGTCATATTCTACTTCATATAAACCAATGGCTTTCTTTTCGGCAACAGTCCATAAAGAAAAAATCTTTGAAGAGTATTGAACATTATTGATTGTTAATTTTTTAGGATGATTAAATTGTTTGGTAATGCTACCACTTTCTACTATTGCATACATATTTTAACTCTCACTTAAATTCATTGATCTACCAATTTCTTGCCAGACAGCACCATTGTATCTGAATACATGAATGTCCGTCTTGCCATCAGTAGCAGTTTCCGTAGGCTCTGTACTTGCTGGAAATTCAAATACTGTATTCCATCCGATAGTATGTGAACCATTGTAATTAATTTCTAAACAAATAAACGCACCTTCAACAGCGTTGCTTGGTGCAGAGAAAGTCGTGTTCTCTGTTGTTATATGATAGGCATTTGGTTTAGCTTGAGTATCCCAAGCTACTGCATTTGATGATGATGTAATTGCTTGTTGAGGAATATACGCCAAGTCATTAAATTTTATTTTACCTGTGCCATTAGTTGTTAAAGTAATATCGCCATTTGTATCGGTAGAAGAAATATCATTTCCGTTTACGGTAATATTATCTACGGATAAAGTTGTTAATGTACCAAGAGAAGTAATATTAGATTGTGATGCAGTTTGTAATGTTCCTGTTAAAGGTCCAGAAAAAGAGTCAGCAGTTACCGTACCATCAAAGTACGCATCTTTAAATTCAACACTATTACTACCAAGGTCAAGAATATTATTTGCACCAGGAGTTAAAGCACCATCCGTTAAGATTAATTGTTTTTCATTACCCGCATAAAAGTTAATTGTATCAGCAGTTTCAAAATCTATTTTAGTTTCATTATCCTCACCAATTTTTATATCAGTAGCGAGTAGGGAAGTAATACCTGTTTGTGCCGCATCAACAGTAAAAGTTAAATCATACGGATCACCATCAGAACCATGAGAAGTATCAGTCCAGTTTGTTGTAATACCAGAGCCAATAAACTTAACTTCTTTTCCATCTTCAATTGAAACTTCTGTACCATCATCATCCTCTAGTACAAAGTTTGTCATAGAACCAGAACCCGCTGGTCCTGTAGGCCCCGTAGAACCTGTTGGCCCCGCTGGTCCAGTTGGCCCAGTTGGCCCCGCTGGTCCTGTAGAACCTTGTGATCCAGTAGATCCAGTATCACCTGTAGGCCCCGATGGTCCTGTAGGTCCACTTGGTCCTGTTGGTCCAGTTGGCCCTGTTGAACCAGTAGCCCCCGTAGCACCAGTAGGTAATCCAAAGGCAAATGCACCTGTTGTAGTATTGTATGTAGCAGTAGCAGAGCCACCAGCAGATACAGTAGATACAGAAACACTTGTTCCAGGTTTAGCTATAGACTCTAAGGCAGTACCATTGCTGTCATACGCAACAATCTTATTTGCATTATTAGAAGCTGTGTTATCGTAAGGCCAAATTAATTCACCAGATGTACCTGTGCCAGATGTTGTTCTTTTTGTGTACGGTGATAATTGAATAGACCTAGAAATATTCTCAGACATTTGTTGATCAAATATAACCTGGTCATCTAATTCTGTTTCTAAAGAACTAGCAGTCATTGATCCACCAGTAGAATACGCAGTAGTACGCTGTATTGTATCAGCCGATAAAATAGTAACTATATCATTTTCAGAAGGAAATTGCCCAGAAGCAAAAGTAATAGAACCCGATCCAGAGGACAAGGAAACAGTATAATGTGTTGTTAATGTTTTTAATGTTGAATTAACATAGACAGCTAAATCTGATCCCGAATTAACTCTAAATGTAAAAGCATACGGACCTTGTTGGTTGCTTGAGCCAACGGTGAATTGTGCTTTACGGTGTACGTCAGTTATTGTAAAATCTGCCATCTAATTTGTAAACCTATGTTTTGCCATTTGTAAAGCATAAACCAAATATTTTGAATAGAAACATATCATAACCTAAAACATACCTTTAGGGGCTGATTGACCGTTTTCATCCATAAAGATTTTACGATCTTCTATACGGGAAGCTAAATCTGGGTGTAGTCCTGTTTGCCCAGGTGTTCCTAACATCTGTTCTTTAGCTAATTTAAAATAATCTTCTTTAATTGCGTTCATATGTCTTTCTTGTTCTCCTAAACTTAAATTTAAAAACGGGCTATAGTTCATTAAATCATCTTGCATTTTTTCTTGCATATTCATTTCTTTTCTAACATTATTTTTATCAATAAAAGTTTTTGTTAAAGTATTCGCTAATGAAATGTAATCATTGTACTGAATAGCAGTCATTGGAATACCATCCATTGTTTTAGGGGGCATAGTAAAACCAATACCGTTCTCACGAAGATAAGTATCTAAGAAATTAAATTTACTATTTTGTAATTTAAACGGTGTCCAATAAGACCAATGAAATTCACCTACACCTGGAGTTACTACTTCACCCCAAAAGTTTAATGCTGGAGGAACGTCTTTGTTAAAATAAGGTGTTCTTGATTTCCATCGTTGAACAGCTTCAGACCAGCCAATAAACCATGCACTACCTTCTGTATTTGTTGGCATGACATTAGATGACTCTGGGTCCATAAATCTTTCATAGTTAGCAATCAATGCACCAAATGGTCCTGGTGTAGCTACAGATAAACCAGCAGTTGTTACTTGTTTAGCTAGTAACTGTTTTAATCTTTCAAATCGTGTTGTTGGGCTTTCATATTGTCCACCAATTAATTCTGAAAACTCTGCAACAGATTGCAAGAAAGGCATATCCGATAAATAACTAAATATTGCACCACCACCAGATATCATCATGTTTTCTAAATCACTTTGATTATTACCTGTGGAATGATTAGACATCCACGCCATATCAGCAGACACCGCTAATAAAGCTGATAAAGGTTCAAACCTTGCATATGATATCCATTGCATCTCACCATTTTCCATTCGTATACCAATACTATAAGGAGGAATGTTTTCTGATTTCCAAGAATTTTTAACTGCTTGGTCATATGGTAAACCACCTGTAATAACAACATCATCATCCATTGTACCAGAAGCCATAGCTGTAAATGTTGCAACTAAACCTGTACCAAAAACCATTTTACCCATTGCTTTATCACCTCTAGCACCACCAGCTAATATATCAGCACGGACACTTGGTTGTAATAATCCTGTCGGTAAACGTTTATTAACTTCCAACATAATGTTGGTTGGTGTTTTATAAAAAGGTATCCATATCTTAGCCACAGGATGTGACATTGTTCCTTGTATCTTTCCTAAAAATCCATCTAGGTCTTGTTGGAATGTAGCAACTTGTGCAGACTTTGTTGCTTGTTGTGTTACTTCATTAGAAGGATTAATTAATATTTGTCTGTAGGCATCTTCTGCTAATTCTTTGCTACCTGTTTTTTCAAATGTTTGCATAGCATGAGCATACGCAATTCTATGCATTTCACCACGGTAAGCTATTGTTTTAAAAAACTCATCTTCTGCTACAAGAAATCTTCCAGGGCCACGGTAAATCATTCCAATAACATCTATCATTTTCCCTATAGAAGAATTTTCATCTAATCCAAAATTTTCTTTAGTAATAGCTTTTTGAACACGCTGATCCATTTTAGACGTAAAGTCTGTTGGCATTTCTGTTTTAAAAGCAGTATACATATTTTGTAAGGCTTCAAACATGGCAGTTTTATATCCATAATTTATAGCCATCATTTCACCTATGTAAGCACGATCACCTTCACCTTTACCCATAAATCTAAAATCACCAAAACCAATTCCTTTTTCTGGTATAACACCCATTTTAATTAACTTAGTACGAACAGCACCAATAGTACCTTCCACACCAGCTTCGGGTATTTTGTACATCATAAAAGAAGTGTTACCAAAAATATTAACCATGTGTGTAACAGGGGAGGATAGTAAAGAATTAATCCATACTTCTGAAAATATATCACCACCTTTATTCATCCAATTTTGATCTTTTAAAAACATTGTTTGTTTATGCTTATCTGTAAACAACATAAAATTATTGGCGTGTTTAACAATGTTCTCAAGACTTAAATCCATGTCTTGACTCATTTCATCTAAGCCTTTAACATTTTCTGGTGAGTCTAATCCCTTTGTATTAGTATGTTTTTTAATATTACCTAATACCATTAGTGATCTTGCTACTTCAGCATTATTACCACCAACATGAGCCAATATAACTTTAAAAAATCCAGCTTGTTTTGCATACTCAATAGCTGTTTCTTCTACTGTCTTACCTGGTAAAGCACCACCAGAACGAACTAAATCAGCTAAATTTCTTGTTTGATGTAATTGTTGTATCATTACAAGATTTGCTCTTAATACTTCTGGTGCATTTTTAAGCATTTCTCTTGGTTTTAAATTTATAATTTTAGATAGTATTTCATCATTACCAATTGCTGATGCTTCTTTAATTAATTGATCCATGTCTACTTTACCAGCTTTGGCTTGTTCAACAAAAGGAGCAAAGGCTTTAGTTACAGCTTCCGCATACATTTTAACATCATCTGGTCCAGCAATTTGATCGAGGTTAATTAAAACTTGATTATATTTACCAGTAATCTTTCCTTCTAAGACACCAGACTTTTGAAATGTTTCTTCTAATAAAGTAATCATTTCTGGTTCAGCGTCTTTGATATAAATTTTACCATCAACAACAGTAACTAGATCATCACTTAATACAGGTTCACCTCTTGGTTTAAGATCACCTGGATCAACTTTAGGAATTTTAAATGGACCAGCTACATCAACAGCTTGATCATCTAAAAATATATTTTCTTGTTCGGGTATAACATTTTCTGGAACAGCATTTTCTACTTGGTCTATAGGAATATTATCTGTTGGAACTAATTCTGGATTGTTATTAATTGACTCAACAATTTGATCTGGCTCTGGTGTATTAATAGACTCTGCAATCTTTTCTACACTATCTGGTTGTACATCTAATATATCTTCTCTCATTATGCCATCCTCGTTGATTGTTGATTAACTTTTTTCTTTTTAACTTTTGCAATAGGTACACCTTTTTCGTAAATATCCATTTTCATCTCTGGTGTAATTTCTAGGAATGGTGCATTTATTAAATCAATATTTTCAGTATCCCACAATTGATCTGGATTAAGACCATAATCATCTTCTAAAAATTCATTTATATATCCTTTAATTTCATCTTGATTTGCATTTTTAATTAAGCTGTCTGGATCAAGTTCATTAAGTTCATCTCTTAAATACAACATAAATTCTTTGTTTAAATAATCATCATTAATAACTAAATCATGCATTTCATTTAGATTTTTTGCATCTTTTAATTTTGTATTTCTATAATTGTATTTTCCACCTTCAAAAACTGGAACATCTGTAAGTTTAGCATTTGTTAATTTAGTTTTATATTTTTTAACAAACTTGTTTATAAAAGAAGGAAGCATCTTATCATAAAAACCAATCATGCCTTCACCACCAACTTTTAAGTCTAGTCCAGTTAATCTTTTACCAATTATATTTTCTGCCCCTATCTGTGTTGCTTTTTCGACAGGTGCATTTATTAATCTTTCAGCAATTTCTTTTCCAACATAATCAGCTAAATTATCTTTTGTTACATCTTGTTGAAATAAAACTGTCTCACCATTTTTATATCCATGAATTGATCCAGTTTTTTCATTATAAAATAATTGATCAATATGTTTACTTAGATCATATCGTTCTATTTGAACACTACTAGGAGTAAAAGAGATAGCTTCAAAGTCATTATCAATTGCATATTTTATTATGCGTTTCATTGCCAACTCATGCCAGTTTTTTTTGAATGGTGCGTTAGGTACTTTTTTTACAGTATTTCTATTTTCTATATCTAATGATTTTGCTACTTCTTGAAATTCATCATATAATTTCATATATTCTGTATTTGTCGGACTTTTATTAACATCATCAAATTTATCCATTTTTTCAATAAGTTCTTGATGTTTTTTTTGTAAATCTGTTTGACCTCCTACATAACCTTCTTTCCTACCAGCCTGGTGTAAGTCTGATTGTAGTTCTTCTATAAATAAAGTTTTCTTACCATTAATAGTTCTAGTGTTAAATCGTACATGAGCCAATAAGTTTTCACCACTAGGAATTGAACCAGTTTTGCTAAAGTGACTATCACCTCTATAAACTTGAGCAGTACCATTAGATGAGATTAATAATTCTGTGTAATCCTTACCACCAGGTAAAGTATGTTTACCAAAAAATGTTTTTGATGTTGGATTAAATGTATTTATGTTATATTCTACTCTTAAAAATTCTCTTATTAATGAGTCAGTTTCTACTTCAGATAACTCATCATTATTTCTTCTTGTAATAAAATCTTGTTCAAAAGTATCATCTACCCAATCATTAAATCTGGTAAATAAACCTTCATCATTATCAAGAATTATTTTTGCATCATCTATATCTTCTAAACCTTTTAATGGTTCTGGAATATCCATTTGATCATCTGGGTAAGCTAATCTATTATTTTCATCTGTTTTTTCACCAAGTATTTTTGTATTAACTTTATTAGTTAAGGCTTTCTTTTCTACAAACTCATCTATCTGTGTTTTTGTTACTATAGGATTTTCTGCTAAGAATGTTTCTAATCCCATGTCATCTATTTCTGATTGTTTAACACCAGGTTGATTTTTAATTGTATTTAATAATTGTTCTGAGTTTATTCCTTTTTCTGGAATATCTATTTTTTGAATAGCATTAACTACATTAGAATAAAATGCTTGTTCTGATTTGTTTAATTTGTCTAAAGGTACTTTATTAATATTATCGGGAACAACAACACTAGCACCACCAGATTTAAAATTTTGTACTACATATTCTTCCCCTAAACTTTCAACAAGACTGTTAGCTAAATCTTCTCTGTCAAAGGAAGCTATAACATCACCTTCTTTATTGGTAACTTTAAAGACTCCGTCTAATCCATCATCTTTAGTAACTGTTAATCCAATGCTTTCAGCAAATTCTTGTCTACCTTTTTTATCATGTTTTAATGCTTTGGACATACGAAAGAAACCCATTAGTCCTTCCATTGCAAAACTAACTGGAATACCTATAGTAATTGCATTAGCAATAGCATTTTTTGCTTTTCTTTCAAAAACTTCATCATCATCATTTGCTTTTAAACTTTCAACAAAAACTACTCTAAGAGCATTGCTTGTTTCTTCATTATATCCAAAAGAACCAATAAGATTAGCAAGGTTTACATCTTCTTCTCTTGTTGTCGAAGCAACAAATTCCATACCCAGTTCAGCTAATATTATTTTACCCCATGTTGCTAATTGTGGTATTTTACCAAGTTGTGTATACATTCCAACTCCAAGTGTTCCGTATTGAACAAGCGGTGCAGTCATAAAAGGTAATCCTTCTACATCTCTTCTATTATCTAAAGTATAATCAAGATTAGATATTGGATCGAATTGTTTTGTTTCTTTATTGTATTTAAAACTTTCGCCTTCTTGTCCAAATTTATCTCTACCTGTGTATTGTTGAATAAAGTTTTGCCAATTATCCATTCCACCACCTGTAATAAGGTTAAGTGTCTGCCAAGCCCCTTCAGTCATCATTGCCATACCAGCACCTATTTCTTGCCAGTAATCGGCTGGTGGTTGTTTTAATTTATCAAAGGTCCATGCCCCAGCATTAAGAATATCTTCTGACATCTGTGCTGTAGATTTAGATTTATTCATTTGGGCTTTACCCATCATTTCTAAAAAATTATAAGATTGGTTGCCTGGTTCTTTTATGCCAAAACCATTTTCATCATATCCATAAGTAACGGTTTCACCTTGAATAGTTTTTACAGTAAATTCATGCTCATACATTTTGTCTAAGTCATAATTATTGACATCAGACATAAAACTAAAAAGTTTATCTACTATATTAAATTGTTTTTCTGTTTTTTCTTCCATATTATAATTGTGCTAGTTGTGCCTTTAAAGTTTTTAAATTATTTATAGTAATTCTTACTTTTGCTTTTTGAATAGACCATCCAGTATAACCATTATCTTCTGTTATAAGAACACGGGTATTATCTTTTCTCTGATCAAGATCATGTTGTAATACTGTTATCCATTGATCTATTTGTGCTGGTTGTATATCTTTTGTTATAGGCTGTAAGTTGTAAACAGTATCACCAATACTAAGATCAAATTCTTTATTAGCAAAAACAGGGAAGCTAGTAGTTATTGAGGTAACAGTATTATTTATTCCTGTTTTAGATAATGCATCTAATTCATTTGTAATTATATTATTAACAAATTCTGTAGCGTTAAATGGATTGTCCATTTCTTCAAGTGTTTGAGTTATATCTTCATATTTCATTTGTTCTTCTAGTAATGCAATATTAACTCTTTCATACAATTGCATTGCTATTTTATTTTCTTGTGACCAGGTATCAGAGTTAGCAATATCTTGTGGCATATTTTTAATTTTACCTTTTACAATTTTCATTGCTTTTGTTACATTTGCTGAGTTCTGTGCTTTAGCTTCTTTTATTAATGTATTAATTGTTTCAAGTTTTAATGTGCCAGAACCAAAGAAACCGTTATCATTGTTTTCTATTAATTGATAAATGTCATACACATTAACACTACCAGTTAATATTTGAGTTCTAACTTTATCTTCTAGGTTTGGTGTATTAAATCCAATAGAGTCACTTGATTGTAATACTTTTAACAAAGCGTCTACTTGATCAGCATAAACAGGATTAGTAGCTAGAAATTCTACAGCAGTTCTTGCACTTTCTAAATTACCGTTAGCCATAGCAATAGTAAATTCTAATGTTTTTTTGTTTAATAAATCTGCTTCTGCTTTATCTATTTGACTATTTAAAATACCCATTCTTGTTTGATGCTGATTAACTTGATTCATAGCATTGGTATAAATAGCTTCTTTATCTTCTAATGAGTTAAAAATACTTTCTGCTTGTATTAATTTTTCTTTAGCTGGACCATCTTCTAATTCATTTATTCCTTCCCATTGATACACATTATCTGGATCATTAAATGCATTTTGCATTAAATAAATAAAATCCATTCCATTTTCATCGGGATATAAATCACGCTGTATTTCTTGTAAGAAATTTTTCTTTCCTTCTATAACAGCAGTATTCCAAGTGTTTTGAAAAGTTTGTACTTGTGACTCACTAAAATTATTTGCAATCATATTATTAGTAATACTTAATTTTCTTGCTTCTAATTGCGTATCAATATCAAAACTAACACCTTCTATTTCTAATGCACCAGAACGAATAATTTCTGGAATATCATTTATTTCTGCATGACTATCTTGAACTATTAAAGATTGAGTTTGTACTAAACCGTCATTTAATAATTTAGTTGCATAATTACGATGGTAAGTATTTGCTTTAATACCAAGTTGAGATTTTATTTTTAAACCAGCTTCGGGGCTTACACCTACAATAGATTGATAGTAACCATCAATAGCCCCGTTTAATTTATTTTCTAATTCTTCTAAAGATAATTTATTTACAACAGCGTTATCATATATTTCCCCTATATGACTATTCGCTTCTATAATAACATTTGTAGATAATACTTCTAGTAAAGTTGCTTTAATAGCCCTACCTTTTACTGTTGAGTCATTACCACCTTTTGCTTCTATTTGTTTTGCTATTTCTGTTGGGTTAGCATCATAATATTGTTGTAATGTAATAGGATTACCAACAGCATACTCTTGACCTTCCAATTGCATTTCAGCAGATACTTGATCATTAGCGTAATTAACAAGAGAACCAATCTTTTGATTAAGACTATTGAACATATTAGCTTGTTCTTTCAAACCAGCAAAACTTGTACCTGGTACTGAAAAACCTTGTATGCCTAATTTTCTATATGCGGGTATCTGTACCATTAATCAAACATCCCTTGTTGTTTCATAGTAGTTCCTTGCATAGCCATCGTAGCAAAAGCATTTATGTATCCAGTTTTCTTCGCTACTTTTCCAGCTTGTCTAAGTTGCGATGCTTCAAAGACAGTCATGCCTTTAATAAATTTTTCATTCAGTTGTGTTAGTTTTAATTCTTCCCCACCAGCCCTACGCATTGCTGTTGTTAATGTCGTTAAGTATCCTTCAAACCCAGCACCACCAGAACCAGCCCTTGCGACTGCTGTTGCTAAAGTTGCATTAAGATTAGCTAATGCTACATTGCCTTGTTCTTTTGCTTTTGTTCCTTCTACTTTACCTTCAAATTCTTTCATCATCGCTTGTGCATCGTAATACGCTTTCATGGCTTCACCTTGATAAATTTGACCATAGGCTTGTACTGCTGTTCCCGCTACTGCTACTACTGTCCAAAAACTCATTGTCCTGTACTCACTTTGTATTCCAAACCAAGCAACGTAAAAAATAATGGTGCTGATTGTGAAATGGTTATTTGCCCTTGGTTATCATAACCCATTAAAGGCATAATTCTTTTCTTCCCTGTAAAAATATTATTACTACCAAGAGTAACAGGAAATGTTTCTACAGATACATCACTACCGTTAAGGGTAATGTTTTCTGTTAAGTATAAAATTAATGTTGCTTCTAGTATTCTTTTTTTCATGCCAATAATTGTGCCACTTGGTAATTGTGTTTCAACAGGCATGGTTGTAATTGTTGGTGTGTAATCTAATCCTACTTCAATGTAAATAGCTGGAGTTTCATCAGACGTTATAGCACCAGAGGATACAGTTTCATCCGCTAGTGTTCTTCCGTTATTAATTACTTTAACTGACTTCGCTTCTAAATGTGTTAATCCCGATATTGATGTACTACCAGGTAAGTTTCCCGCCACCGTAGAATATTGAACAGCACTATCTAAAGTAAAATCATCATTCCATTTTTCTACATTGTAAACAGTTGAACCATTAATAGATCGTTTGATAACAAAGTATGTTGTATCTACATCAACACCTACATTAATAAAATCACCATCGGTTGTTTGAGAAGAGGGGGCTACTACTTGTTGTCCTTTAAGAATAGAATATGTTGTTAGGTTTCCATCTGTTCCATTGACAATCAATAGTAAATCCCCTTCGTCTGTCGATGTTGCTCTTCGTAAAGCCATATCGCTGGGTGCTTTAAGTAAATGTGATGATAGTAAAGAAATATTATTTGAGATGTATGATAACTCTACATCAGAAAAGTTAAATTCTCGTAATGACTTACCAGACCGTTGAATAAATAATGTACCACTCTCTGCTATAACAGGGCGTATACCATCTTTACTTCCTCTTCTTGTTGATGGCCTTACAACAACATTAGAAGGTGTAATAGGATTTAGGTCTGATTGCGGTAAATAAAATTCACCACCCTTTGTAAATAATTGTAAATCTCTTCCACTAACAATACCGTTAATGGCGTTCATTTGATCTGTGTCTATACTAAAAAATATTCCATCATCATCTAAACCCTCACCAGGATTAAAATCAAAAAAATCATTTACCCTAGAAGCCCACACACCTGTTGGTAATGTTTTACTACCACCAAAATATAATCTTCCTTCATGGAATACACAAGACCGTGGATACCCGTAAGTAGCAGACCAAGCATCAACGTAATCAGTTTCTAAAACCCAATCACCATTTGCTAAAGCATCCGTAGAAAAAAATGGTACTTCAACAATTGCTTTAACAGATGTTGCTGAAGCAAAATCAATTATTCTTGCTCTACCTATTCCGTCTTTTGCTTCGACATAATCATTAATATTACCACTTGCAAAAACACTAGCGGAAGCTGTTAGTGTAACATTACCATCAACAGCGGAAGGTGTTAGTGTTCCCGAAGGTTCAGAAGTTGATAAAGTAAAAGCATACTTAGGCGTAAAGTCAAAACTAATATCACTAATAGTCCAGGTGCTATGTGATCCACCTCTAACTATTTTTTTAGGAGCCATGTCCTCTTGCACAATAATTAATGTGTCAGCCGACTGTGTCCAATTCATTGTACCAATATTTGCTGAACCAATGCTTGTTGTTAAATAATCATTGCCACCACCATTAATACCTGTTTGTAGTACACCGCCTTTATAAACATACATTCTATTATTAACAAATAACAACATATACGATTGTGTTGTTGAAAATTCAAAAGGTACTAAACGACATCCACTTTGCGGATTAGAAGCAGAAGGTATGGTTCCTATATACTGAAGTCCTGGCCTTCTTGTAACACCACCTTGAGGTTGTACTAAAACATTTGTAGCGGAAGATAATCCGTTATAATATTGTTTAATATCGGTTCTACTTCTTAATAGGGGATCAATCTCACCTGTTGTAAAGTTAGACTGAAAGCTCGTAACTCTACTCATTATTTTCTAATTTCTACTAATGGAAAATCTACTATTGCTTGAGGAGGATTTCCTCTGCCATCTATATTCATTGCTTGTCTAAAATAACCACCACGATTATTTTCTGAAGGACCACCTAATGCAATATTACGCCAGTAGTTTCCCTTTTCTGTTTGATCAGTAATTGGTTCTGCTAAATGCCACGCCATCATGTATTTCATTAATTGAACAAAATATGTTGGCATTAAATCTTCTGGAACTCGGTAAACGTAATCTATGTAAATAGTTGTTTCATTCGTAAACAATTCATTACCGTATATTTCAAATGATTGTATGGGATGAGTAAAGGTATTTGATGTATTAAAAACAGCAATAGGGTTTCCCGCTATAGCATCTGCTGGAAGAGGGTAAGCATACTTCCATTCATTAATTGGTGTTGTTGTTGATTGTGCTAAAACAACTTTCTTTGTACCCCATGACCATTTATACATAGTCAATGTTGAGTCTCTAATGTCTGGATATAAAGCCTGGCATAATCCACTAGCTTCAGTTCCATCAGTAAAGGAGGTGATAACATTAGCCCCAAGCATCCTTAGAGCATCAGCACATATTCCCACATCTGTATCACCACTAGCCATAATATCCTTTTGTAAAAGGGGGCCGAAGCCCCCTCGTTAATTAAGTTTAGTCTGAGTCAGTAACAGCAATAGTTGTACCGTCACTCACATCTACAACGCCACTTGCGTTAGATAAGACAATAGAAATTACCATTGTTGGTGCATCGCTATCATATAAAAACATGATATCGCCCACTTTCAATAGATCACTTGCAGTATTGAAATATCCAGAAGTATTCATATCCGCTGTACTATCTGTAGTAGTATAGGTCCACATTGCTGGTGCAGTACCAGCTCGGCTATTACCACCAATCGGATTTAATCCGTCAATTGAAAAGGCCATATTAAGACTCCCTACAAGTTATTTCAACAATACCGTCAGCATCAATGCCAACAGCACCAGCAGAGAACATAGAATTCACTAAGAATGATGCCTTTTCTGGTATGTAGTTGATTTCAGTTTTTTGTGCCATATTTTCGGCTAAACCTACACTAGATTTATGCCATGCTAATACAGTTCTGTCAGAAGAACCATCAACAGTCAGACCGCCTTCATCTCTATCACCAATAGTAATAAATTTGAAACCAAGGAATGAATCAATGGACCCTGTTGCAAGAACACGCACAGTATTTGTGTCAATAGACTTTACATCAGCTTCATCTAATAGACCTTGCATACTCTTAGCGTGACATAGAATAAATCTATCTTCCGCTGGTACGTTTTTAGTATCCATTAGTTGCTTCGCTTTTAAAAGTTTATCAACGTTTAAATTAGTGTTAGCACCACCAATTGAATTAGCTACAGTTAAAGAAGTTCCCGCACCATCAATCGCATCAATGATCATTTGATCAAGTCTACGTCCAATAGCTTTTGAAACTACTTCTACTAATTCTCTTCTTTCGTCAAAGTTTACCTTTGATTGCATAAAAATATCACTATATTCACCAGCAGAGAAATCTGTCATAGATACAGATACTTGACTGTGAGCAACACCCAATGGAGTAATGTCCGCTTGAGGTACTCTTAATGTAGCACTACCTTTACCAATCTTAGGAAACTTATAAGTATTGCCCTCTACTCCCGATCTTAATCGAACAGTATCACGAAGCACACTTGATGCTTGGTAAGCCTGTTTAACTTCAGAATCAAAAAGAGTAACATAAGCAGTAGATAATGTTAAAGACATAATATCTTTTCCTTTTAATTAATAAGTTTGATTTCAGTTGTTCGATTAACTCGGCTGAATATATAAATGTTCGGCCATAAAAAATATGGTTGTCGATCTTAGAAATCTATTTCATATTATAAAAAATTTGTGAAGGTAAACAATTATGCAACAGGTACTTTCACCGATCCACCGTAGGCTTTCTCAAATGCTTTTTCTACTCTACTTCTATACGCTGGGTCCGTTAAATATCGTGGATCAGCAATCATAGAATTAAGTTCATCACCAGAAGGTTGTCCTTCTATATCAACAGATTGAGTAGGAATAGTTTGTTCCCCGTAATATCGTCTAATTTTATTTAAGACTTTTATACCATCAGCAGTTCCCGCCATTGCTTGAAACTCATTCATGTCATCCGCACCCAATACACCTTTGCGTACTAAGCCTTTAGCAAAATCACGAATACCAGAAACTAATTGATCAGCATTAGGTCCTAATTTTTTTAACTCTTGTTCTCTTGCAAACTTTGTATCTTCTGTATTAGCTTCTGTAATAGATAACACGCTCTGGGCTAATTCATCATACGCACCTTGGGTAATACCGTGTTTTAAAGACCAATCATGGAATGTTTTTACAGTAGGATCATCCATTGAAAGATTTTTATCAGAAAATACTTCAGTATTATATTCTTTAGGAGCTTTGTGTTTACCTTGTTTAAATTGTGTTTCTAATTCCGTATACGACTTAGCCAACTTTTCTAACTCTGGTCCATCATCACCCCAAAATTTTTCTGGTATAAAATCTGGTCTTTCGTATTCTACATCATCTGGTTCTTGACCATCTTCTGCAATAGTAGCTGGTTCATTTGATTTATCTATGTGTGATAATTCTTCATTTTCTTTAGGTGCATTATCTTCTACTACCTCATTAGCTAATCCATCTAGTAATCCTGTTTCTTGTTGTGTTTCTTGTACTGCTTCTTCAGCCATTTTTAACCCTTTCTATTCTTGATTTTATTTCTCTGACTATTGAGTTCTGTCCTTCTCTTGCATAACCAAATGAAGGTTCAGCCCCAGGTATCCACGCTGGTTGATCAATAGTTTTACTTTGTAAATGCTTGAGTAATTTTTCACCATCTTTCGTAGTAAAAACTCGTAAGTATAAACGATCTAATTCATCTTGATCTTGGTGTTGATTTTTTGTTAGCTTGACAGCATTAGCATTAACACCTTGCCATCCAGGATCATTTATTGATTGTATATGTTCTGATTGTGTATTTCGTTTCATGTTTTTTTATTTTTGTTTGCAAAGTTACGGGCGGCCGCTACACTTGAAAAACCCCATTTCTTTAATGCTAAATTTTTTCTAGTTGGCGAACCATCTGGTTTTTTCATAGGTCCTTTCATACCAGCAAATCTTGCGGCAAAAGAAACTCTTCGTGGATTTGTACCAGATGAAACTGGTTTTTTTACACCGTAGTGTTTTCTTCCAGCATCATTTAATCCGCCTGTAGGGTTTTGGTATTTCTTTTTCGTCAAGCACCCACCTCATTTGCTACTGCCGATGCGGGTTCTTCCAAAGGAGGGGAACCAGGAGGACCACCTTGTCCACCTTGCATTTGCATAGCTTGAGCTTGGGCCATTTGCATTGCTTGTTGTTGTATCATTTCTCTTTCTTCGTTTGTTGTACGAAGAGTTGAGCTGACACCTAATTTGTCTGCGATGAAATCTGCAATCGCATCTGGCTTAATTGTTGCAATACCACCAGGTCCTAATGCTTGACACATTTGGAATAATTGCATGGCTTCATTTACTTCTTCCATGTTCTGTGCTTTGGCTAATGGGGATACAGGAATAACTTTTACTTCTAAACCATTAACTTTTAAAGGCATTTCAATTAAACCTTTTTCATCCATAATCATTAATGTTCTTTTAATAATCGGAACCATTGTTTCTGTAATTAATCTACCAAAAGACGCACCAAGATTTTGTGCTAGTTCTTTCATTCTTTCTACAACTTCGGTAGCTGATCTTGCACTCATGTTGTCGGGAGGAAGGCTTTCATCCATGAGCATCTTTTTAATACTTATAACTAAATCATTAATAACTAATTGCGTAACATTAAAATCACCAGCACGGGGAAGAGGGGCTAATGAAGCACCTTGTGGTCCACCGTTTCTTGCAACAGGAATAACTGCTCCAGGTACAATTTTAATTGTTTGCGGATTTAACACACCATCATCACTTGCTGTATAGACACCAGAGATAGCAATGGATGCGTTCTTTAATAATAATTCTTTTGTTTTATTTAATGTTTTAATATCGGGTAATGCAGATACAAGAGGACCTCTACCGTACACTTCACCAGCCACTTTAGTAAAACGACTAACAATCCACGGGCTGTTATCCATATCTCTGTACACTAATTCTGATTTTGATTTTTCATGGATGACATGATAGCAGTATGTACCCATTTCCATATCGTAAATAGTTGCTTCTAATAACTCTACATCTTCCCCTGGTTTATTTTTCATTAACTCTAAAACAGGATCGGGTATACTTGCGTCTGGCCATTGACGAAGAATAGCTTCACCTCTTACTTTCATTCTACGATAAACATTATCAATAGAACCGTAAGGACCTTCTTCTAAGGCAACAAGATACTGAGGAACGGGAGTAAAAACAATAGGATTAACGTCATCACCAGGTTGTACTAACATTACAGCAGTACCAACAGCTAGGTCTAAAATAAATTCACCCATTGCTAAATCAAAGTTTGATTGTCGTAAAACAGAAAATAATTTATCTAAGTACATATCCAATGCCATCTGTACTTCTTGTTTGTTTGCTTCTGGTATTTCGTTTCCTGGTTCTAGTCTGCACCATTTTTTATATGGTGGAAATAATCCCGATTGTATTTTATTTGCAAAGCGTTGCGTTGAGTCTATGGCTGTAGAGTCAAAGACTACATTCATTTTGTTTTGACCAGGAACACCGCCTTCATAAAAACCATCGTATAAATTACGTTGTGGTAAAGCATAACGATAGCAATCTTCATAAATAGATCGCCAATTATCTTTACGGGATAGGGCTTTTTGATGCCTACCAATAATGTCTTTAATAGATAATGGCATTAATTAAAATAAACCAACAATAATAATAACAACTATAACTGAACCAGCTACAACTGTAATTTGACTTTTTTTATTTAATGAGACAAACCAATCTTTAATATTTTTTAGCTTTTCCATATTTCCTTTTCATATCACCTTTAGGTGTATTTTTAATTTTACCGCCAGTAGAAGAAGCAAACGCTTTTGCACTAGCCATACCTTTCTTTGAATAACTAAAATTTTTAGTCTTTCCGTCTTTAGTCACCACTTTCGGCATCTTCGTTCTCCTTTATTTTTTCAGCAATCTTCTCTTGATTAGAAGGCTCATCCTTAAATCGTGGATTGCGTATGTAAATTTCTTCAGCCAAGTTTTGATCCTGTGTCACCTAATAATATTTTTCTTCTATTTCTAACCGAAGCTACTTCCGTCATTTGATCGCTTGTATCTAAATTTTTTTTTCTAGTAGAGCGAACCATTTTTGTTCTTGATACTGTTGTTTTATCTGGTGCAGTCTTTTTAACTTTAACAGCTTTCTTTTCAACTTCTGGCCTTCTTTCCGTAGCACGGGATGTTGGCTTAATAGTTTCAACTATTGGCTTTGTTACTTTTCGTATAACCTTTGTAATTGGTTTTACTATTGGACTACCACCCATTAGACCCTCCTTATTGTTTCATACGGATCTCTTACCGATACGGTGTCCGTAAGTGTTGGGCCTACGCCTGTAGGGTCGTTATCTGGGTTTAGTAACATTCGTCTATTTGAACGAAGTGATCTTGTACGGGAAGCAACTTTTTTTAATTCCGTTTTTCTTTTGGCATCCGCCATTGCATCTCTTTCTGCCTGGGCATCCGTCACCGATTGTGGCATCTCTGGTGCTTTTGGCATCTTCATTAAACTTCCCATTAATATATCCTTGCGTACATTTCCCAGTCTGATTGATCAGTACCAAACTTTCGCAATACGCCTTCGCTGGTAAAATACATTGCTTTGATCCATTTGTGAGCCACAACATTTGACGAACAAACTGTGCATTGCAAACGGTGTAATTTTAATTGACTAGCAACTAAATCAAAAAATTTTAATGAGCCTTTATGAAATTTCATTTTATGTTTTGTTAAATCTTTATCGGGTATCATCCAAAATTCTACAACATGGTTCCAGTAGGGAAGTATGCCCCAACAATTTATTGGCTGTTCCTTATCAAAAAAAGTATAAGCAGTTCCCACATCATTGGCTTGATCAATATACGAAAAGTAATCTTCGTGATGACTCATCACACTTAAATCAACATCCTTAAGTTCCATTAATTTTAAATGATCCGCTTTAAATGGTTCTATGCGTAACTCATGTCCATCTAAACCGAACAAAGTA